TCTTGGGATCAAAGAATCTATATTATTATTTCATTATTTTTCTACGTTGTTCAAATATATCAAAATATTAGAGCATGTATTCGTTTTGTCAAGAATATTAAGTGTATTCATAAAGATATATTTTTAATACGTAAACATATTGATGATACTATTCTTGCTATTAACGACTTTGATTTACAATGTACTAATATAGAATCTTATGAAGAATTTGCAAATGATATGAGGAATCAATCAATTATATTGGAGAGATTTAAAGTAGATTTAGATAACGTGTGTCCTAATAAATTATCATTTACAAAAATAAATAATATTGGCCACACTATGAAATGTTATTATATGCTTTATAATAACGAAACATATAAGAACGCTTTAAAGTATTCATACGATTTTTGGGGATATATTGACTTATTAAACGGTATCAAGACAAACATTAATACGAATTATCTTGGTAAATGTAATTATGGTAATAAAACAAAATTTGAAAAAGCTTTTTATCCTATAACACACCACAAACCAATTAAAAATAGTTACAATTTGAACAAGCATTTATTGATTACTGGACCTAATGCTGCAGGTAAAACTACAATTTTAAAAACAACATTATTTAATATATTAATCTCTCAACAACTTGGATATGGTTGTTATAAAAAAGCAACAATATTTCCTTATCACAAAATACATTGTTATATTAATATTCCAGATACATCTAATAGAGATAGTTTGTTCCAAGCAGAAGCACGAAGATGTAAAGATATATTAGATACTATTCATGATGATAATATACGCCACTTTTGTGTATTTGATGAGTTATATTCAGGAACAAATCCATATGAGGCTATTAGTGGTGCTGTTTCGTTCTTGAATTATTTAAATAAATATAAAAACGTTTCTTTTATAATAACAACGCATTATTTAGATATTTGTAATAAATTGAGCACAAATAAGAAAATGTATAATTGTAATATGAAGATAAATAAGAAAATCAATGGAGAATTTGAATATACATATAAATTAGTAAGTGGTATATCAAATGTTAAAGGTGGAATCAAAGTATTGAATGATTTAGAATATCCAACGGAAATAATTACAAATACAAATAAATTAATTGAACAATTAAATATTTAATTCGTAAAAATATAATATTAATAGTGTTCTTAACTTTTAATAATGTTTCAAGAAAATGGTTTTCTTATATGTATAACACTTACCTTATTATTAGCAGGTGTAATAATGTATTATGTAAATGGTCGTTTCAGAAATATTGAAGCTTCAATTCAAAAACAAAATACGATTCTAAGCGATTTTATAACTAATGTACGTAATGATTTAGGAGATACTATGGGAAATACTACTGTATCTGATGATAATACTAGTAACGAAATATTAATTTCTGGTCCACCAAGCAAGGATGCAACACTAGAAGCAAAAATTTCGGCTGAAAATTATCTTAATCAAAAAATAGAGGTTTCTGATAATGATTCGGAAACAGATGATGATTCTGATAGTGAGACTGATAGTGATTCGGATAGTGAATCGGACGATAACCAAATAAACATTGTTAAAGAAGAAAATGTAGAAAACGTGAAAGTGATTGATATATCAAATGATAGTGCTAATGAGGAAACATTAACGTTACCTGAATTAAAACCGATTGATGTAATGAATCAACCACAAAAAATAATCGAATCAAGCGATTTGAATAATTTAAGTAGTGATTTAAAAGCCGTTAAACTAAATGATACTATTAGTCTAGATGACATTTCTAGTAGTGTTACTGATATAGTAGATCAAGTAGTTGGAGAGAAAGAACAAGTGGATGTAGATGCCAATAACGATGTAAATGCCAATAACGATGTAGATGTTACTCAAGAAGCAGAGACTGATTTATTAAGCAATATACCATATAAAAAAATGAAAGTTGATGATTTAAAAAAAATAGCGCTTGAAAACAATTTATCAACACCTAATGAAATAAATAAACTAAGAAAGGTAGAATTGGTTTCTTTAATCGAAAATAATAAAGAAAAAATTAATTAATAATACTTTTTATATTTACTTATATTAAATGAGTTGGGGAACGTGTTATTCTGGATCAAATAATATACATTTTAACTCACCGCCTATAATGCATGATGGAAGAAATTACGCATCGTGGCAATCAGGAGCTACAATTAATGAAAGTCTTCGCAAAAAAACTGGTATTAAACAAAACTGGGAATATCGCAAATACTTGGTAGATAATGCCGACAGTATTATTAAACAAAACCAAATCAATGCTTGTGACCAATGCAGTAATTGTAAACTAGATGTTGATCACAACAAATATCCACAAGCACCATACATTTATAATTCATCGAATGAAAAATCACAACCATATGGATACGAAGATAGTGACCTTAAAAATCTATATTTAAGCAAACATGATTTACAAAGCAGGCAAGTAATACCGGTCTACACACAGGACCAATTAATTAAAAAGTATTTTCCTAATTCAAAATAATTAAATATTTTTTTAATATTAAATATTTAATAACATAAAGTATATGAAAATTTTAAGTATTGATGTTGGTATTAAAAATTTAGCACTTTGTTTACTTGAAATTAATAATAATACATATAAAATAATTAAATGGGATGTGATTAATTTATGTGGCACTATTCCAACATGTAAACAATTAATTAAAAAGAAAAATAGCAACACTACCTGTAATAAAAATTCAAAATATACAAAAAATGGTATTTATTACTGTAAAAGTTGTGCAAAAAAAACAAATTATATTATTCCTTCTAATGATTTAAATTCTATACATCAAAAAAGAATCAAAATCGATAAATTAAAACAAATAGCAAATGATTATAATGTAGAACTTCCTAATAAATATAAAAAACAAGATTTAGTAGATTTATTATGTGAAATGAAAGAAATCAAATGCTTAGATACAATTAAGCAAGACTCTGCATCGGAAATGTCATTGATTAAAATAGGTTCCTCTATACGTGATAATTTAAATGACTCTGAATATTTAACAGCTGATAAAATACTAATAGAAAATCAAATAAGTCCTATTGCCAATCGTATGAAAACCATTCAAGGAATGATAGCTCAGTTTTTTATTATGAACAATAAAGAAGACATAGAATTTGTATCCGCAATAAACAAACTAAAATATTTTATTGGAAATGAAAAAACGACATATAATGAGAGAAAAAAAATAAGTGTCGATATTACCAAAAAAATATTAACTAGTGATAATAGTTTATGGTATGAACATCTCGAAAATAGTAACAAGAAAGATGATTTAGCAGATTGTCTATTACAAGGACTGTGGTATATATTAGAAAATAAAATGGCTACTACGAATTATAATGAATTATGTTTATCATAAATTATATTAATTGCGGATTACTTAAAATTATAAGTTCTATTTAAAACATAATGGAAATACAACCCGAAATAATCGATATTAATAATTTAGATGAAACACCTGTCATAAATTTGAACGATGGAAATACTGAATCTGTATCAATCGATAGCAAACCCTCAGTTAATTTTGGTGATGGTATTGAATTACTTATGAACGATAAAAGGAAACCTGACCCGAATAAAAAAAGTGACGATATTAACATTGATGACCTCAATGATTTAGAAAATGAGTTAAACGATTTAACCGATGTTGTTTCTCAGAAAGCCCCATCTAAATCGGGATTATTTAACGATGCTTTAAATACAACTGGTGGAATTAAACTAAATTTTGAAGATAAAACAAACGATGTTATTAGTGATACAAAAACTATTGATACTAAAACAACGGAACCAGTGCCAATAGCAAAGGTGACAGCCGAAAAGAGCAAAGACGTAAATAAAAATAAAACTTGGGATGGTTTTGGTAAATTTAACAACGTGCCTCTTGATCCCGACAAGGCCGTTCCAGCTCAACCTAAGATGTCATCAGAAGAATTATTAAGAGAGAAATTCAAAGTTCTTCGTAATTTAGAAGGTTTAGAAAAGAAAGGGGTGAAGCTTACTAAAAAATACAATATGGATTCATCTCTCCAAGAAATGAAAGGAGAATATGAAATGATTATGGATGAAAAGGAAAAATCAGCCAGTTGTAAATTCCAAGGTCGTATGTTGATGGCTGCCATTACTGGATTAGAGTTCTTGAATAACCGTTTTGACCCATTCGATTTTAAACTAGACGGATGGGCTGAACAATTAAATGAAAATATTGATGATTATGATGAAATCTTTTCCGAATTACACGAAAAATACAAGTCGAAGGCTACGATGGCTCCCGAGCTCAAACTTCTTTTCCAATTGGGTGGTTCGGCCATGATGGTTCATATGACGAATACTATGTTTAAATCCGCTATGCCTGGTATGGATGATATTATGAGACAAAATCCTGAGTTAATGCAACAGTTTACACAGGCGGCAGTCAACACAATGAGTGATAACAGTCCTGGATTCGGTGGATTCATGAATGAGATGATGAACGACGGGCGTGGCCCACCACCTATGCCGGATGTAACACCGGGACCGCCTCCTGAACCGATGTCCACGCAAACATCACGTAGCCAACGTAATCCTCGCCCTTCTAACCGCCCTGATATGAATGCAGCACGCGGCATGGACGACGGTATTAGCATATCGGAAACATTCGAAAATCTAGGACCCCAAGAGCCAAATCGCAGCACACCTGCACAGCGCCCCGAGATGAATGGACCGTCTGACATTTCACAGCTTCTCTCTGGTTTAAAAACTAAATCGATTGATATCAACAAGCAAGACAAAAAAGACAGCAGTACCATTAGCATCGAAGAGTTGAAAGAAATATCCCAAGCAAAAACTCCATCAAAAAGCAAACGCCGTCAAAAGAGTGACAAAAACGTAGTAAGTTTAGAATTATAAATATATTAAAAACTAATTATTAATATATTTAATGGAAACATTTAATTCCATATATGA